TCATTATCTATAATGTTTGTCCCCTTGTAGAATGAATAAAAGGAATGGAAAAATTGTTGCTTGTTAGTATAATCCCTCAAAGTTGGGACAAGCTTCACCAACTCTTCATCGGGAATCAATTCAGGTGACAAGATACCTTGGTCATCCATATATAAGAACAAAGATCTAAAATCGTTTTCCCTCTCTATAACCTGGCTTGGGACAGTGTCCGCATGATTCAAGAATTTTGTAGACAGATTTTCATCATTTACTATGAAGGATGAATAACTTTGGTATAATTTTGCTTTATTCATTATCTTCAATACATTTCCAAGATTCTCCTTAGGAGCATCAAATGTTTCTATCATTTCTGCTGGCTTTATTCCTTTAAAGGAAAATGAAACATCCTTACACATTGCACCTATTTCCCTTTTTAGTGCAAGTGACTCAAGTTCTGTCATGCTCGGTTTCAATAGTGCTAATTGAACCTTCAATGAGGTGATTAAATACTGAACATTTACATTGTTGTCTAAACCTCCATACATTGTTATGAGCCTATCAATTCCTGTGACCTCAAACTTGTTCGTCACGGTGTTCGACGTAAGATCCCCTGTTTTTGGATTGAATCCAGATGACTGAGCCCTGTGAAAATATCTTCCACCCCTTGGAGCAACAACGAACTCAGTTAAATCATCAAAGCGCACCTCTGTAAATGTGCTGAGAGATAGATCACAGATTTTAATCACAGAATTTATTTCATTGTGGCTGATCTTGGAGTATTTCTCACAATCCATGATCATCCACTTCACATACCTTACAAGTTCATATGCATTAAAAATCAATTTGTCCTGGAACATTCCCTCTATCTCTAGGTCCCTGTCAAACTTGGTTATGTTAATATTGGTCTTAATAGGCGGGGCATTCTGTATTCCCCTTTTTGTGATCACTGTCCCAGGCTTCATAATGGGTCTTATCACATTGTAACAATCGCTATGCTCCAATGACCCCAGTAATGGAATTTCTTCAATCTTCAGGAATTTCAGATCAATCTTAATCTCTTTCTTCCCATATGTGTAATATTTTTCTTGAAAGTCTCTAGCACTCACTAAGGAGAGATAAGAATATTCATTTTCACCCAGAGATGGAATGTTCTTATATGTTAGGTTTTCATTAGACATCCAGGCTTTGTTCCACATCTTGTAAATTCTCGGCTTCCCTAGTAAGTACATAAATGTCGCTGAATTGTCAATTTTTGAGAATATTTCATCAAAATAGTTGAAAATTGAACATTCAAGAAACTTAGAGCATATCCTAGCAGAAAAACAATCCTTGAATGTTTCCAGGAGCTCAGCTAGAAAATAATCCTTGTTCAGTGATTCTTTTCTCTCTTTTATACTCAACAAATTTTCATTTTCTATCTTCTTCGCCAAGGACTCTTTCAGGGCATCTTTCAATAATGTTCCGGTGTCAAATCGTCCACCAGTCAAAGGGAATGCTTCGGAGATATATGAGGTTGCCCTTGACGACAATTGAACGCCTTGAAACAATTCTTTCCGTTGCAGAGTGGAGTTCGCCATGGAATCACAATAGATTATTCTCTTTATTGCTGAAACTGAATAGCCTGACAATCCGGCATCCGGGATTGAGGTCATAGCATAACCAAACATTGTGTAAGGGAGATACATCAACAGAGAAGTGTAAAACAGGGCATCCACATTTTCCTCATGGAATTTGAAAAAATTGTTAATGTAATTTTCGGTATTAGGCATTATTTCATTTTTTGCCAAATTCTTTTTGAGTGCTGTTATAGCCAGAATCCTATTGCTTTTAGAATTTGCCAAAAACCGTGGATCGGGTGAGATATAAGACCTTGTGGAGATCCAAGCATAAACTTCTCTTTTGGCCACTGTCATGAAGCGATAATTGCGCAATATTGCTTGAATCCTGAAATCATTAGCCCTGTTGCAGGCAGATGTGAAACCTGAATCAATCAATTTGACAGACTCATTCACATCTGCCCACATGGAGGGATTGTTCAGAGTAATGCCCATCATACGCTTGTATGAAGTGTCAATTGGAGTATCCTTGAAATAATGATTCTTCAGCATAGAACACCTTCCATTCGTAACTTGTGTTTGTGATAACTTCACTATCAACCCCATTGACAAAGCGTATTTTTGAATCTTCTTAATCACAGCATCTAGCTTAGATGCTGTTAAGTTTGGCTCTATAAAAACCCCACATGAATCATCAGAATAGGTGGTTCCTTTATATTTCTTGAATCCTATTTTCCTGAGCATATCCTCCATCATCAATTGTGATTGTATTCCCCAGAGTGGCCCAAACCAACCTTCTATGGCTCCCTTCTGCCCTGAAGAATAGTACACAAGGTCACTGTATGTGTTTTCAAATATTAAGTCAAAATTGTTGAAAATATACAAGATATCCAATATCATGTCCCTGTCCTCTGATCCCTCATAATAACCATATAGGTCACATATTTCTTCTAGAATGAATTTATTATTATCAGGCCGTTGTGATGTGTTATGACCTGAATAGTCAAGGAAGATTGAATAAGCATCTTTCTCGGAGAGCATATTGCTCAGTTGATACAATTCATCCCTCCTCTCATCCTCGGTCATAGTCATCATTTGCCCCGGGATTAGTTTCATTGCTCTCTTGACGAGTTCCATTATAGAAGAGATAGTTATTTTGAGGTTGAAACTTGCCACCCCAAAAAACCTAGCAGCGGTTTTGAGTTCCTTTTCCTTTTCAACTAACCTGACAATCATTCCTTCCTTCATGTTCTTGAGGGACTGGTGCTTCCTATGAAAAACCCTCACCTTTCTTCCAATATTACCTAATTCTCTACTGATTTGGAATCGGGTGATCGAATCTTCTGGTTTTGGAGTCTGCATGTAATAGATGAGCTCTTTTAATGAATTCCCTCTTTCATCATAGGCGTCTTTTGTGCAGGCCTTGTCAATTATCCTAGACCCCAAGTTGACTTCTTGTCCACTCTCTAGGTTCTTACCCAATCTCACATTCTCATAATTCCGGGGCTCATTTAGCAATTCTTTGGAGTAGTTCCCTTTAGCGGCCATGATCTCCATTTCTTGTAATAATTCATCGGGAATTTCTTGGAATTTCGGAACTCTGCCATATTTCCTTATATATGAGGTACAGATTTTCATTCTCATTAATAGCCTCAGATCCTCTATCACCGTGTTTTCTACTTTATGATTTCTATTGGTCCTCTGTGTGTATCTTTCTAAGCCAGCCTTTTCATCAACCTGAGCATATATCAAGGACTTGTTTATACATGACATTTTTATACATTCAGCAGCTGTAGCCCTCATACACAGTTTGAATAGCTCATTAGTTTTTGAGACATGGGTGTTCAACATCTCTATAATACTATCTAATACAGGAGTTATAGCCGACACGTTTTTGAGATCCGCCATCATGAGACACATCGTTTCGTATCCGGCCGCGAGAGACACCCTCATCTTTGTTGGCTTAGTCAAATAAGATTGAACATGACGTATGAATTCCTTTTCTATCGAGACTTTGGTTGTGTCATGCAGGAAGTTTAGTATGAAATTATGATCAATCAACGTGATCAAATAATCTAGATTTTCAGAACCAGCCACAACAACCATTCCCTCAATAATAATCGCAGTGATATTCTGACTAACAAACAGGTAGAAAAAGGAATTTATATTATTCTCATTGCCAATCTCGACCTTAACTACTGAGTTTCCATCCTTTGTGGCCTTGATCTGTATCCTTCTTGATTCGGTGAATTCTGGCGCCGATAGCTCTTTCTCTCTATATAAGACACTGTGGCTCAATTTTATTTTAAAATTTACAGTTTCAAAGAGATTTAACAACCAAGCAGAGTGCAGGAGCTCATGAGTGGGTTCTATATGAGAGAATGGATCTTTTCTTGTGATGTCCTTATTCAGTATGTTTTTTGACATTTGTCCTATCTCAAAATTATACAGGTTCTCTGAATATCTTAGCATAGTTGCAGAGTTTATTGACTCAAATGGAAGGGAATCTAAAAATAAGAAAACATCCACTACTGCTTGTTGGGATGAGATTATTTTCATTCCATCTCCAAATGCTTTGTAAAAATCCCTGAATTTTTTCAAGTCATGATGTTGCTTTACTGACCATTTCTCGGGATATTGGTCCCCTTGTATCATTTCCAGAACATGATCTCCCATGGCCCTAAATGGGGTGTTCAGCTTTGTCATGATATGAGGTTTCAATAGGAGTGTTTTCCCGTTTTTCAATCGGGACATTTCATTTGTTAGGAAGAGGAACTTCTGCTCATAATTAATATCGCTAGGTTCTGGTTCCATTTGCTTCTCTTCTGATTGTGATTCCAATAATGAGGTTATGGCGTTGACATTTGTGATCATGAAATCTTTTAATTCACAAAAATTCTCATGGTCAGGAATCTTTGATAGTAATTTGGCAGCCGCAAGTGATGGCGCACTTATCAAAGCCATCATATCAGTTTCTGTGAGTTCGGTTGACCTTCGTCCGCTTGTCTCGGAAACAGATCCTGTGCCCATTTCACTAAGAGCATCCTCCAATTCCTCTATATTAGCCCAGTTGATCGCATCCCTCTTGGCTGAGTCCATCTCCTATCACAAAAGATTATAATCAATTTCTTTGATTATGATTACCTTGAGCTTTTTGATAGTATTCAGTGTTTGTTTAAAGCGATTGTGGCCTGATTATTATTAGTTGAAACAATTGAATGTCACTCTCCTCTGCACAGTTCTTTCCCTGATAATTTCCAAGAGGGACGCTATCTTTGCATTATCTGCTCCAGAAAAATAGTCAGAATATTCTGATTGATTGAATATCTTCATGTCATACTTAATGCGCTTGTTTTCATAATATATCATGTCAGCATAACATAGTGGGTAATCATTGTTGGATGCTTCATTGAGAAAATCCTTTGTTGTGTTAATCATGAAGTCTCCATTGAAATAAGTCATGCTCGGGGCATTTTCTGATTCAAAAATTGCTTTGTATTTGTATCTCATTCTTTCTTCTAATGTTGTATCAAATGGTTCCGCTAACCACAATCCCACCAACAATCTCTTCCTGAATGGCATTATGCGAAGGTCAACATTATGAAGTTCTACAATCCTCTCTTCGAAGAATTCTACCTCTCGATCAGAGCACTTGTAGAACTTCAT